ACTTATAGAACAGGCAGAGGAACAACTTCTGAAGCAGATTCAGCTCTTACTAAAACTGATCGATCAACTTATTCTGGTTTAGCTAATAAATTATCTAAAGGAACACCCTCTAGATATTTTGTTCAAAGGTTCGTGGACAAAACAACAATACACTTATATCCAACACCCGATTCAACAGCAGCATCAAAAGATGTTCACATCTTTTTTGTCAAAAGAATTCAAGACGCTGATGCAACGTATACGGATGCAACCGATGTACCTTATCGTTTTGTACCTTGTATGGCATCAGGATTGTCATTTTATTTAGCACAAAAATATGCACCTCAAAGAGTGCAAGAATTAAAATTATTATATGAAGATGAATTAAAAAGAGCTTTGGCAGAAGATGGATCTGCTACCAGCACTTATATAACTCCGGAGTCTTATTACCCGAGTGGATAATTATGGCATTTGCAAAAGGAAAATACGCTAAAGCGATTTCAGATAGAAGTGGAATGGAATTTCCCTATAATGAAATGATTCGAGAATGGAACGGAATGTTAGTGCATCAATCAGAATATGAAGCAAAACATCCTCAATTAGAACCACGGGGATTTGGTGCTGAAGGTCATGGTTTAGCTAATGCAAGACCTGCAAGAACTGAATCTGATACCTTAGCAATTTTAGGACCTGATCCTTTTTCAACGATTGCTTCAGGATCTTCTTATATTAATGTTTATGAAAGAAGTCATGGCCGAGATACCAGTGATACCGTTAGATTTAGAGGACCAGTCTGGACGAGTTCAGATCCTGATGGTTTTCAAAATCCAGTAAGCTTCGATGGAATAGCTGGCTCGAATATTGCAAAATCTTCAGGTTATTCTATTACCGTTGGAAAAAGAGATTCCAGTGGCGATGTAACTGCAACCGATGACTTCTATTACTTTACTGTAGATACAAGTACTGCTACAAGTGGAGGAGTATCAGGAGGAGGCAGCAATTGCACGGCTGGACCGGCAACGTTAGAGGATTAATATGGCAGGATTTACTTATTCAACACTCACAACAGCAATTCAAAATTACACTGAAGTAGGAACTGGTGTTCTATCAAGCACGATTACTGATCAATTTATTGATAATTCAGAATTAAGAATACAGAGAGATATTCCTGTTGATGCAGATCGAAGAGAAATTATAGGAAATTTAGTTGCTTCTACAGATAATGTTCATGCTCCAGCTGGAACTTTATTTGTAAGAGGTATTCAAGTCTATACTTCAACAACGGCTGCTACAGGAGCTAATGGCTGGCTGCTTAAAAAAGATATTAGTTATTTAAGAGAATATGATGCTGCTGAAACGACTACTGGGACACCAAAATATTATGCAATGTCTGGAGGAGGAGCAACAGGAGCTGGAGCAACGACTTCGGGAAAAATTACTATTGTACCTACCCCTTCATCAGCTTTTATGTATAAATTACATTATAATGCAAGACCTCTGGGATTAAGCTCAGCAAATACGACAACGTATTTAAGTCTTAACTTTGGTAATGGATTGTTGTATGCATGCTTAGTAGAAGCGTTTAGCTATTTAAAAGGTCCAATGGATATGCTACAACTTTATGAACAGAAGTATCAAGCCGAAATTCAGAAGTTTGGTGCAGAACAATTAGGTCGAAGAAGACGAGACGACTATACGGATAATGAACCTCGTATACCCGTTCCGGCTCAGACACCGTAAGGAATTAAAATATGGCAACACTAACAGTTAAAGTAATAGAAGAAATAACATTAAACAATAATAGTTATAACAGCGAACGATCGCTGGATATTTCTAGTGTTGATGAAATTGTTAAAAGAATCGTAACCATTTCAACAACAGAAACTGGCTTACTAGGGTTTGCTACAGCCTCTTCAACCGATTTATCAAAAAGTTATCTAGCAGGTCAGTTCGATGAAGACGATGTTAGATACATTAGAATTACAAATTTAGATTCAAGCAACCATCTTACATTAATTTTTAGAGATGAAGACAGTACAGAGTTTGCTATTAAAGTAGACGCTGGTCACTCATTTATTTATCCAGGTGACAATAGTGGTGGTGTTATAGATACCATGCATGCAGCTGGTTCTGCAATTACTGTATCTTTAAATGATTTGGTTGATATTACAGCTCAAGCAGATACGTCTTCTGTAGATGTAGAAGTTTTTGTAGGAAGCGCATAGGAGAAATATGGCATCAAGTTATACAGGTCTTGGTACAGAGTTAATGACAACCGGCGAAAATGCCGGAACATGGGGTACAACTACCAATACCAATTTACAAATTATAGAACAAATTTCTGGTGGTTATACTGCCCAATCCATAGCGGGTTCAGCTCAGACAACAACACTATCCGTTTCTGATGGATCAACCGGTGCGGTTCTTGCACATAGAGTTATAGAATTTACTGGAACGATCACTGGAAACCAGGTTGTAACCATTCCTTTAGACGTTCAACAATTATATGTTGTGAAGAATGGCACATCAGGTGCTTACACCGTTCAGTTTAAATATGTTTCTGGATCAGGAAGTAGTGTTACTTTTGCAGCTACGGATAAAGGAACTAAACTTCTTTACGCTGCTGCGGACCATGCTTCTAATCCAAATATTGTTGATACCGGTCTTGGTTCTACAGGAGCTTATGATTTAGATGGTAATGAATTAACGCTCGATGCGGATTCCGATACAAGTATTACCGCAAGTACGGATGATCAAATAGATATTGAAATTGCAGGTGCTGATGATTTTACATTTACTGCGAATGCTTTTAATGTATTAACAGGATCTCATGCAACGTTTGCCGATAGTGCTAATGCTAAATTTGGCACTGGCAACGACATGCTCATGTATCATGATGGATCGAATTCTTACATTACTAATGCAGTAGGGGCTTTAAAAATTGCAACAGAAACTTCAGGTATTGCGGTTACAATTGGTCATACTACATCAGAGACAACAATCGCAGACAATCTTACAGTCACAGGAACTTTAACAGGTACTTTAGCGACTGCTGCACAAGGCAGTGTCACAAGTCTTGGTACTCTTACAACTTTAACCGTTGATAATGTTATTACTAACGGTGCTACCATTGGACATACAAGTGATACAGATTTAATGACACTTGCTGATGGAGTATTAACCGTTGCAGGAGAATTAGATGCAACGACTTTAGATATATCAGGCAACGCAGATATTGATGGAACAACAAATTTAGACGCTGTTGATATTGATGGTGCTGTACAAATAGATGCTACATTTACGTCAGGTGTTGACGGACAAGGTTATGATACAAAATTTTTTGGAGATACATCAAGTGCTTACATGTTATGGGACACATCAGCAGATGATTTAGTACTAGCAGGTGCAGCAGGAATAGACCTTGCAGGTGATATTGATGTTGATGGTACAGCTAACTTAGACGCTGTTGATATTGATGGTGCAGTTCAAATTGATGGTGCAGTTACTGTTGGTGTTGATGGCACAGGATTAGACGTAAAATTCTTTGGTGATACTTCTGGAGCTTATATGCTTTGGGATCAATCCACAGATGATCTTGTATTAGCTGGAGCAGCAAAATTATATTTATATGATGCAGCAGGTGGTGAATATCTTTCATCTTCAGGATCAGCGTTAACAATTGCTTCAGGTTCTGCGGCATGGGAATTACCAGCATCAGATGGATCAGCAAATCAAGTATTAAAAACAGATGGCTCAGGAAATTTAGATTGGACTTCAATTACATCAGCAACTATTACGGCTCTAAATAATGCAACAGCTAATGAATTAGTAACCGTTGGTGCTACAACAACAGAATTAGACGCAGAAGCAAACTTAACGTTTGACGGGACCGATGTATTATTAGGTGGCGCGGGTAAACTTCAATTAAGAGATACTGGACTTTATGTAGCTTCTAATGCGGATGGAGATTTAGATGTTGTATCAGATGGTACAGCGGTTGATTCCATTAATTTAGAATCTGCAGGTGGTATCACATTAGATGCTGGTACAGCTGCAAGTGGAATTATCTATGAAGACGATGGCACAGAAATGCTTCGTGTTCATAATTCTTCAAGTGATGTTATTGTAGAATCAAAAGTTTCTGACAAAGATATAATCTTTAAAGTTAACGACGGTGGTTCAGGAACGGAAGTTGCAAGATTTGATGGTGATGTTTCAGCATTCTTAATAGCATCTGGTAAGAAGTTAATGATTGGTGCTGCTGAGGAATACCTATCAGGTGACGGAACAGATATTTCTTTCACGGTAGGTTCAGGTGGAGACATAAATATTGGATCTGGTATTGGACTTACTTTTGGTGATGATGGAGAAAAAATTGAAGGTGATGGAACTGATTTAACAATTGCCTCAAGTGCTGCTCTTAATTTAACAGCTACAACTGATGTAGTTATACCAGCAAACGTTGGAATTACATTTGGTAGTGGTGAAAAAATTGAAGGTGATAGTACAGATTTAACGGTTACTTCTGGAGCTAAAATTAATTTAACGGCAACTTCTGATGTAGTTATTCCATCAGGTGTTGGACTTATTTTAGATGGTTCTGGTGATGAAAAAATAGAATCAGACGGAACAGATATATCACTAAGTGTTGGCTCTAATGGAGACATTAATGTACCGGCGAATGTTGGGGTTACTTTTGGAGATGACGGAGAAAAAATTGAAGGAGATGGTACAGATTTAACTATTTCTGCTTCTGCACTTGCAAATATTGACGCTGGCACAGATATTGTTCTTGATGCTGATGGTGGGGATATTTTCTTCAAAGATGATGGGACGACTTTTGGTAGTGCTACAAACACAAGTGGAAATTTAATAATTAAATCAGGAACAACTACAGCTCTAACTTTTAGTGGAGCTAATGCAACACTTGCTGGAGATTTAACAATTTCTGGTGATGACCTATTCATGGGCACTAATACAGATGCTTATATCTTAGTAGCTGATGGAACAAATTATAATCCAGTAGCAATATCAGGAGATATATCAATTACAAATGCTGGAGTTACAGCCATAGCGGCAAATTCCGTAGATGGAACACACATTGCTCTGGGATCAGATGCTGCAGGTGATGTAATGTATTATAATGGTACTAATTATATCAGATTAGCTAAAGGCGATGATGACCAAGTATTAACAT